TAACCTTCTGTTGTCTGAATGAAGCTTACGCCGTTTGAAACATTTTTTGACGCCTGATTAAGACCGCGAATCTGAGAACGCATCTTTTCAGAAATTGCAAGGCCAGCGGCATCGTCACCAGCACGATTGATCTTTTCTCCACTTGAGAGTTTTTCCATTGAGCTTTTCAATGCAGCAGTGTTAAGTCCTTCCTGTCTTGCTGCAAAGATTGAACTCATATTGTGATTTATTACCATTTTGTAAGCCCCTCCTATAGGCTACATAAGGCGGCTTCCTTGCCACCTTATTATATTAACTCTTAAAAGTCTTTTAGCAGTTTTCTGCTATGTATTCGTGAAGCTCATCAGCAAGTGCCTTGATATCATCATCAGAACAGATGCTGTTGCTTAATGCATCTGTAACGATAGTTGCAAATGCTTTTGGTGAACCTGCAGCTTCAAACAGATCATCAAATGCATCAACAATTCTGTTGTGAATAGCATAAGAGTCGATAGTCTCTTTCATATGCTTCTGATTGTCTTTGCTTTCATTGCAATTAACAATGCTTTCAAATAATTCGTTTTTCATTTTACCAATCCATCTCCCGTCTCATTTTATAGTTTTTAGCAGGCTCGCAATAAACAACATATTTATCACGAACTTCTTCATCAAGATCATCATATTCATCGTCTGACCATTCATAATACTGAAGTACACCAAGGTGAACATCACCAAGACCCTGAACATCATCATATGAATATTCGCCACTGCTTAATCCGCCGTTAATACGAAGCTGTTCATCAACTCTTGAACGGAAGTCTTCTGCTTCGTCCTCACTAGTTGTATCAAGCAATACTGCCCAAGATTTGTCGCCTTCAATGTATTCAATAGTGAAAGTCAAACCTTCAAGTTTTGCTGCTCTTGAGATACACCATTTCACCATTCTCTCAGGCGAGTCAAACTTCGGTAAGTTCTTTGGCTTGCCTTGCAGTTTCGGTACAAGTGTAGCCAAAACATAATCAGCAAAGTCATTGAACTGAGGAAGATTAACCTTATTTTTAACAACAGAAAGTGGTTCATAATCTTCTGTTTCTGGGTCAGCTGACATATCATCAGAAGCAAAGAACAACAACACTTTCTTTTTGTTGCTTTCGTTTTTATCACGAAGATACATTAAAACAACTGCACAGAAAGTCTCCGCAGTTTCATATGCTTCAGAAAGCTCAAAGTTTTCTTCTTCATATGCTTCATTACTGAGTTCTGAAAGAGTTTGTCTTAATGTTTTTATTTGTGATATTGTCATATTGGCTTCATTAAGAAGTCCTTCAAACAATTCTTCTTTTTCCATTTAAGTCCTCTTATAAATTAGTTTTGAAATCATTAAAGGCTACCTTTCAGCAGCCAGTGATCAACAAGGAAGGAACTTAATCTCCCCAGTATCTTGTGTTTGCGTAGAATGCCATAACTTCGTCTGCGTGTCCCAACTTATCAAAGTGGAGAACTGCAGCTCCAGTTTTGTAAGGCTTTGGCTGATTTTCATCGCGGAACTTCAACCAATTCTGATAATCAATTTTGAACTGTGCAAGGTCAGCTTCGTACTTTGCAGCAGCAGCTTTTCCTGCTTTTGTTCTTTTATCGAATTTCTTTGCTTCAGGTTTTGTAGGATAAGGATTTTCTTTAACCCAATTTGTTCTTTCGTTAGCCTGAGAAATACCTGCAAAAGATCCGATTTCAAATCCTGCTTTTTCAGCAGCAAACTCGATTGTACTTCTCAAACCATCAGGTGTTGGGAAGTCAAAGAAGTCTCCATTAGGATTGATTCCTTCACCATAAAGGTAAAGTTCATCGTATGTTGCAACTCCTTCTGGAGCAGGCTTTACTTCAACTTTGATGTTTGGGAATTCTTTTCCCAACTGATCTTTAAGGTTGTTCAAAAAGGCTACGCAGTTTTCGCTCATAAGTTCCTCCTTATTTTGTTCCTTTCATTTCGCGGCGGCGCTGGAAGTAAAGATGAGTTGCATTGTTGAGTGAGAGATTTGAGGCATAGAGTTCGCCGTTCTCATAATAGTTGCACCAGCGGCCTCTTTTCTCGACAAAAGTTCCTTCGTTCTGTGGGTCCTGAAGTTCGATTGTTGTTCTCATAATTTACTCCTTGTCGTGTTGTTTACAAAAATAATATAAAAGAGGCTCGTGCAAAGTTCAATTTTTTATGTAATTTTATTTAGACATTTTGACATTTTTTGTCTAAATGACTTTTTTAGCTATATGGGACAATAATAAATAAGGAAATACAAGGATTTATTTATTATTGAACTTTAATAAAAATGACTAATTTATATGGATCATAGGAAAATCTTATCGTCTAAACTTACTTTTATAAAAAATTATTTACACGGAATTTCAGGAAGCTACTTGTCACTCCCTTGTGATTGGTTTTATGTAAGTGAGCCTATGTCTGATAAAGATGCTTATGGACATCAGTCTTTTAAGGTTGTCGACTTGTTCAGAGAGAACAAAGACAGCGTTATTAAGGAACTTAAAGAAGTCAACATTGAGGTTAAAATTACACCAAAGATGTACATCTTTAAGAAGTGTTAATATATTTAAGTAGGAGATCATTATGGCAGATAATGAAAGTACACAATCACCAGAGACAGTAACACTTGTCAAAAATGGTGATGAAATTGTTATGGATAAAAAATCGTATGAAGAAGGTGTTTCTTCAGGTAAACTCAAAGTAACTGAAGGAAACGATGGAAAGAAACATCTTCTCGAAAGAATGAACGGCTAAATCCGTATAAAAGAGGTAACAATGCAATATGATGTAATTGCAGTTGATATGTTCAACTTGTATTATCGCAAGAAGAACAGTTCACTGGAAAAAGATCCTATATCTATTGCACGGAATATGGTTACTTTTATCAATAACGAGGTTATGCAACACCTCACTGATGATGGTAAGTTGTTTCTTTTATATGACCCAATTCCTAAAACGGATTTAGGATTATCAAAAACTTTTAAGTATACCGAGCGTCAGGAAATTGTACACGCTTACAAAAAGAATCGTACTCACGACAGAAATTGTCTTACAGTTGTTGATCTTGTAAGAAAAAACTTTATCCACCGTGGTGGCAATGTTATTTCCGTAATCAGCGACAAATATGAAGCTGATGACTTTATGGAAAGTATTGTCAAAGAAAACGAAGGTAAAGACATTCTTATGATTACCAACGATGAAGACTGGTGTCGCTATTTATCACCAAAAGTTGAAATGATGAATACTGATAATTGGCTTAATCTTTTCACTGTTGATTCATTCAGAGAGAAGTACAACTTCATTCCTTCAATCGCAGGTGTTTGCGTTTGGAAAGCTTGCTTTGGTGACGGTTCTGACAATATCAAAGGCGCTCTTCAAGTAAAAGGCCTTAAGAAAGCAAATGATGTAAAACTTAAAGCTTTTGAATATGTTAAGTATCTTGGTGCAAATCAAGATGTTACTATAAAACATATTGAAGACTTAAAGAACTTTAATCATTCAGAGCTTTTGAAAAAGCAAAACAAAACTATTGAAGAAGACTTTATTTACGCGCTCAATATGTTTGACCCTAAGTATGAGGTCGCTTCTACTTTCTTTAGCAATCTTCGTGTTATCCAATCAAGATGCGATGATTATTTCAAGTTTGCAACAACAAAAGAAGTAGATGAAAAGTACAACATTCTTATTGAAAAGACTTTAGGATTTATCAAAAAAGAAGACCGTACTTTCAAGTTTGGAATGATTAAAGGTTAATTATTCCTCGGAGGTTTTATGTTGTATATTTTTGGCGATGTCCATTTATCCGCAATGAATCCTTGGAATGTGGATGTCGGCGAAAACTTTATAAAGTGGTTTGAAGAGTTTTGCAAAGAAACTGCAAGAAAAGATATCACTGAAAGAAATATTCTTTGGCTTGGTGATATTACAGAAAAGGATGTAAATCCAGGTGATGTTATTGACCAAGAATATCGAATCTTCAAACTCTGTTCAGATTATTTCGCAAATACATATGTAATTATGGGTAATCACGACTTAAAGTTGTATAAGAAAAGAGCTCAGCATTCATTGAAGTTTTTGCGAAATCTTCCGAATGTAAACATTATTGACAGTCCTCGTGACATTAAAATCAATGAAACAGTTGTAAGAATGTTGCCGCATTTGCGAGTTGAAGGTAAGTCACTTTCAGATTATTATTCTCAACTTCGTTTCCGCACTGATGCTGATTTGGTTGTAGGACACTGGGCAAAGATTGACCCAAATCATCCAAACTGGGGCGGTGTTGATACTTCAAATATGCGTGCAAAGGATTTCTGCTTAGGCCACATTCATACAAGACTTGAGCCTTGTTACACAGGTTCTGTTTTTGCAAACAAATCAACAGAAGCAGGTGAAAGAGTTTATAAGGTTTATAACAACGGACACGAAGTCCAAAGTGTTGTACTCCCAAACTTTCTTGAATACAGAACTGTAAAATATCCTGAAGATGCAAACACAAATGTAGTAAGTCCTTATACGACTTTGGTTTTTGATGTTGAAAATGTTGTTTCTGTTCAGCAGGCAAGAGTTCAATATCCAAACATCTATGTTCGTGGAACTGTTAAGAAAAAGATTGACCGTGACTTGACAGAATCGGTTAAATCTTCCGATGTATTCTTGTATAAGAATAATCTTCAGGCATATAACGATTGGTTGAAAGAAACGAAGTATCCTATCGGAAGGCGTGCTTCGGCGATGATAAATGAATTGTTGAAATAAGTTCAAGGCGGCGGTAAGCCGCCTTTTTTATTGTGTTAATATAATTTCTGAGATGTGGCAATTCAGGCCACGAGGAGTTAAAGTGTTAACGATAGACAATTCACAAGAATTGACTGTTCACGACTTTATCAAGAATAAAGAACATCAACCTTTTAAGGGTTGGCGAACAGTTGCAAAAACCGAAAACTTCGGTCTTATCTTTGGTTGTACTGCTCCAACATTTGCTGGAATGTTGAAACAGGCAAACTTCACTGAAGCTGAATGTGATGAATTCATACAGCTTACAAATAATACACAGGCATATAACGCTGCACTTGCAAACAATATGGGCAGTAAACATCCTATGAAAACTGCTGATGTAAAGTTTTTGGTTGTTGCAGATGCGATGCGTACATCATTTTTTGAAACATATCAAGGCCTTATGGGTCGTATCAAACGAGAGCAGGCTTTTGCTCTTGCACACGGTTATGTTCGTTCTTGGCACGGACCTGTAAGACATCTTGCTGAATTAAGATATTTATCAGTTTCACCTAAAGGTGAATTGCAGGGAGCAGACCGCTCTCTTTATTCTAAAATGTTCTCCCATCTTTTGAACAACGCGTGTAACTCAACAATTCAGACAATGGAATCCCGCATTGCTTTTTCAACTTGGGTAAACATTGCAAAGTATCTTGCTCTTTGGGGACTTAAATCATATTGTTGGAATAATATTCACGACTCTCTTGACTTTTACATTTTCAAACCTGAACTTGAGTTGGTTGTTGCATTAGCTAATGCTTGTGCTGCTTGGGACCGTGAACCTGTAAAAGGTATTCATATGTCATTTGATGCAGAGATTTCTGATCTTCAGGATTATGAACATCGTTGTGCAACATATTACAAAGCAGGTGTTGGTTTTGATGTTTTGCCTATTGAAGAGGCACTTGAACATTACAACAAAAAGAATGGAACAAACTTTAAGTGGTATGGTTGTGATTGGGAATATGATAAGTATGCTTCAAATCGACTTTCAATGTATGAAAAGTATTGTCAGTTGAACGGTAAAGAAAATGTTGATGAATGGCTTAAACGATGGGGCGGTCCTGTAATCAATCAACCTGCAATGGCAACTAGGAGAATTGTAAATGGCTAAGGCAACAGTAAAGAAATCAAAAATTGAAACACCTATGACAAAGTCAGTTGCAAGACGCGTTAAGATTCAGAAAGGCGAGCCTATTGTTGAACATAAAGAAGAAAAGCCTGCCCCGAAAAAACGCAGAACAAAGGCTGAAATTGAAGCAGAGAAAAGAGCAAAAGCAGAACGCAAAGCGGAGATTGCAAGAAAGAAAGCGGAGCGTGAAGCAAAGAAACTTGCTCGTGAACAGAAGAAAGCTGAAAAAGAAGCCAAGATAAAAGCAAAGGCAGATGCAGCTGCTGCAAAGGAAAAGGAAAAACTTGAACTTGCAAAGCAGCAGAAAGAAATTGATAAACTTAAGGTTGACACAAAGAAGTATTGTAAGCCTGTGCCAATGACAAAATCTGATAAAGACCATATTAAAAAGATTATGGCCAACCCTGACTTCAAGTTGTCAATGTGTACACAGACTTATGGTAGAAGTACTTTCAGAGTTTTGAATCATCGTGAAAATGAGCTTGTCATTTCTGTTGATGATGTTTATTATTTTTACAATAAGACAACTGATAAAGGAATCAACTTTGGACCAATCTTTGAGACTTGGTTGTGCACAAGCAAACGGATTCCTTGGACAGACCCAGAACCTGAAGTTAATATACCAAAACAGGAAGTTGCTCAAAAGGTTGTTGTAACAGATGAGCAGAAAAAAGCAATTATGAGAAAGATGAGAGGTAGACGATAATGCCATTTATGTTTGGAGGTATTCGTGAGAATGCCAAAGCAAAAGATTTGAAAAAAGCTGAGGATATGATTGATGTTGTCGTTTGTGATCATCAGTCCGATGTAGGTGATTACTATATTTTCTTGCTTGATAAACAACCTACTGATGCTATTAAGCAGCTTATATTAAACCGTATCCGTGATGAAGGATATACAAACTATATGGTACTTAACGCTGTTGAGTGTAAGTACAATAAAGATGACTTGAAAGGTGAAGGTCTTACTGACTTTATGGTAAAGCACCGTTCAACTTGGCGTTCATACTTGTATGATTATGAAGGAAAACACTGTAAAGCAATTATGTGTTTTGGTCCTGCAATGTATTCAATAAATGCTTCATCTGATATTATGACAGGTGACTTTTATGATACACAGATGTTGCATCCATATTATTATATGGGACACGAAATCTTTAAGTATGATACATTCGTATTCCCAGTTGATGGAATTGATGGCCTTTACCCAGTTTTGAAAAACTCAAGTAACACTGTCAACTTCAAGACAAGGTTCTTCTTTGAACAGTTGAAGAATATGAAGAAAGAAAAGTATTCTTGGCAGCCAAACTTGAATGAACCAAAGTATGTTGTAATCAACAGTAAAGAAGAAGCTGATGATATGTTCAGACGCAATATGAATATGAAGTTGGTTGCATTCGATACTGAAACAAACGGTTTGAAGTTTTATAAAAACTACATTCACTGTCTTACAATTTGTTGGGATGGCATCACAGGTTATTATGTACCTTGGAAGTTTGTTGACCCAGTTCTCTTTGAAGAAAATGTAATGTCGTGTGAACATCGTACTGGTGCTAACCCTAAGTTCGATTTGAAGTTCTTTTGGCAACACGGTGTATCAAGACGCGTAAATGTTACAGATGCAACAGACCGACTTGCACATTGTATTACATCAGAGGTTAAGTCAGGTTTGAAGCCACTTGCATATCGTTATACTCCATTTGGCGGCTATGACATCAAACTTGATAAATGGAAGAAAGAAACAAAGTGTGATGACTATACAAAAATCCCAACAGAGATTTTGTCAAAATACGCAACGATGGATGCGATTGCAACTTGGCGTATTCAAGTTGAACTTTGGTTGCTTGTTGATGAAATCGACAGAAACTTCCCAAATGAAAAATATTCTGAGTGGACAATTCGTCGTTGGTATGAAACACAGTGTATGGAAATCTACAAGGAAATCTGTAATGTTGAATGGCGCGGTATTTATGTAAATGTTGAACTTATGAATAAGTATCGTGAAGAACTTACAAAAGATCTTGATGAAAAAGAAGCAGAGCTTCGTAAGATATGGGGTGTAGGACCTGACTTCAACATCGGCTCAACAACTGAAGTTGGAAAGTTGTTTGAAAGATTGGGCTGGGAATGTTTCGGCCGAAATGATGCTGGTGTTTATTTGACAAACGATGAAGCGATGGGAGCTTGGATAAGACAGAATATGCCAGGTGCTGCATTACTTGCAGAATGGCGTACTGAAAGAACATCAAGAAACTCATTTTTGGGTATCATTGATGATAAAGGTCAGGAAACAGGTTGGTTGCAATACATTTATCACGATGAAAAAGATGGTAACCCTGAAGAAGGTGGCTCATATCGAGTTCAACAGTCTTATCTTGTAATGGGAACGGGAACTTATCGTTTCATCGGTATAGATCCAAACTTCCAAAACATTCCTACACGCAACAAGTATGCAGGATATGTAAAGAAATGTATTGATACACCACCTGCTGATTTATACACAATCGTAGGTGACAGCGGAACAGAATACAACCTTGCTGAGTTTGAACTTGTTTATACAAACGAAGGCTATAAAACAGCAAAGGAATGTTTCTCAAATATGCGTCGTTTGAAGTTTATCGAAAATGACCCAGAACATCCTGCAGTATTAAGATGTGGATTTGACAAACAGGAAGATGGCTCATTCAATACTCCAGATCCTAAAGTTTGGTTTGGGGCATAAAAAAATGCCGAGGTGATTTCGGATTGGATAAACAAATATCTAAGGAGATATTTCAAGGCTTTTTCCCGCCAATAGGATTCCATCCTGCCAATCAAACCTCGGCAATAATTTAGTTTTTAGTTTTCAAAAACTTTACATAAAAATAAAGGCGAGCCCTTAAGCTCGCCTTAAATATTTTCAAACTTTTAATTTATTCCCAAACGCTTTCAAAATTGACTTCTGTCAACTGACCTGCTTTAATCTTTTTGAAAGTGGAAGCATTGCACCTTGTTACTCGAACAACCTTTAAGAGATTGTCAGGAATGTTTCTTTCTTTTGCAATTTTGTTTCGGAACTTAATTGCAGTTTCCATATACTTCATTCGTCTAGGACCAATGAATGAATAGATACCGCCTTTAAGAATTACAGCATTTGCAGCAGAATGATCACCCCATTCACTTTCATAAGGTGTTCTTCCATATCTGTAATCGTGATAATATTTGATATGGTCTTTATCCTCATCATTCACCAAAATATAATAAGGTACATCCATTTGGTTTTTTGTTTTCTTAGGTGGTTGACTGTGATTCCAATACATAAGCTTACTTCCAATTTGTTACAATTTTTCCATCAGGATGTATAATGATGTTTGAATATCCATCTTTATAATCAACTGATGTTTGTCTTGTCATATCTCCGAGGCAAACTCTTGCCCACTTTCCTTTATAACGGAATGTACAGTATACGAAGAAATCTCCAATTCGGAATGTTCCTACTTCGATTTCAGGATCTTCTCGCAACTGATTCCAAACATCTACGCTGTACTCATCGTTGCCGATTTCTGTAAGGAACCTGAAAGAAAAGCTTTTCACATTCTCTTTCTCATCCATCATCTTTTTGATATTTTCAACAGTCATTGTGTTGTTATCAAAAATAGTTTGTAAGCAGCATCTGTCATCGAACAATTCAATGTTAGGATGTACATAATCATTTGAGCTGATATTGATAACAGGTATGTCAAGCTTCAAAATGTCAGGATTGTAAAGAGTTGTGTTTACAGAAAAGAACTTTCTTTCACCGTTCTCACAAAAAGTATCGTACAACTTTTTCACGTGTTCAATGTAAAGTGAAGGTTCTCCACCTGTAACTGAAACGCGAGCAGTTGGATGATTTTTCAAAACTTTTTTAAGGGCTTCAATTTGAGCATCAAAGTTTTTGATACCTTTCATTGGGTTCTGTCTTTCAAGGCAGAATGGACAATGATAAGGACATTCTCTTGTCATAATAATCTGACAGTTGATGTTGTAATAAAGCGGGCGACCAAACTCTGTGGAATCTTTTCGCTCGTTCATACGATATTCAAAGTCCTTCTGCATTTCATCTTTGATGTACTGGTAATTTGGTATGACAGGAATAAATGGTAATTTGCTGCTCATAATTTGCTCCTTTCAAATAAGGTGGGCTTACGCCCACCGAAGTTTTAGTATCTGTCTACAATCTTGAGGATCTCTTTCATTGCAGATTCCTCATCGCAGTGGTATGTGTTGAGGATTTCAACCCAAGGATATTTTGTCTTGAGGTTGAGGTCAACATAGTTTGTTGCATTTCCACGAGGATCAGCAATTCCCAAGTTCAACCAAGTATTGATTGTGCGGGCAGTATCACCAGCTTCGTAGTTGCAAGAAGATTCGCGGATATCTGAACAAGTTTTCAAATCCTCGATGAAAGTCTTCTGCTTTTCAGAAGGCGTATTGTTGAAGTACATCTTGATGCAGTGTACTGCCTGGTCATAGCAGCTCTTTGTGTAAGAAGAAAAGATGGAAGTTGCATCCTTTACTTCTCTTTTTGTACCCAAGCTGAACATCTTTGATACAAGGGACATATCATTTGTGAAAGTATTGATAAGGTACTCGTCCCAGTTAGGAAGTTCCATTGGGTTCTTGATGTACTTCTGAAGTCTTTTGTAATCACCCATCTTGATGTAGGCAATTTTCTTTCTGAGAACATCAGCATCCAACCAAGAAGCCATTTTGCGGAACTTGCTGTCAATGTTTTCCTTCTTCCAAATTGTTGTTGCACGGTCAAGAGTACGAACATAATTCTCGTTTCCTCTTGTGATACACATTATCATTCCTGCGTCAACACATTCCTGATAAGTTTTGTTACCGTCATTTGTTTCAAACAGTGGAAGATTGATTGCAGCAGCGCGAGGAGCAGCAGGACCATCATTCTTTGCAACCTTTACATTCTTGTAAGATTCGTAAGAACTGATTGTCGGATTGTCAACCCCGAGAAGTTTTGCAAGTTTTGCAGCATCAGGTCCAAGGATGTAAGTAACCTTAGGATCATCTCCACGGCTGTTCTTTGTTGCCTCAAGCTCGAGGATTGTTGAAGGCACACCAGGAAGATAGCGCATATCTTCGTCAAGAGTGAACTTGTCGTAAGCCTTCTTTTCCATTGTCATAAAGAAGACGTTTTCAGGATGTTCAAAAGTAATGTTTGAAGCAAGATTTTCAACAGGTCTTGTCCTCATATATTGAGATGAACGATACTTGCGAATAAGGCGCTTGTTATTGTTACGCATTCCGTAAACAATCATAAAATCCTTGTCTGCAATTTTCTTGAGTTCATTGTCAAAAGCTGTCTGACGAGCTTTCAAATCAGCGCCGATACCAGCATTGTCTTCATTAAGAACAGATGCATACTTGTCAGCGATATACATAACAGTCTCGACCTCATTACCGTGAAGGTCCTTCCACTGTCTTTCGTAGTTTATCATAGTGTCCTCCGTTTGAACAATTTACAAAAATAATATAAAAGATGTTGTCGAGAAGTTCAAAACTTCTCGACATTTTTTCAAACTTTTAAGCAGAAACCTTTTCGCGGTAAGAATTGAGCGTAAGGTTGATAAGTTCTCTCTGAAGAAGATTTACTGTGTTTTCAGTGTAGTTCAACTTCTCGCGAGAACTCTGGAAGTCAAGAGAACCGATTGGGAAGTGAAGTACCTTGAAACGGTTGCGGCGAACATAATCGCGAGTTTTGCTGTCGTCAGGGAAAACCTGAGCCAAGTCGATGTCGTAAGGAACTCCACCCATTTCTGCAACCATATTGTTTGAGAACTGAGATGAAACATTTCGATTGAAAGCCTTGAACTCGTAAGGAACTCCTGCTTCCTCATAATCTTTCTTGTCAGCGTAGTATGAAAGTTCAGGAATATCGAGAGTATTCTTCAGGTATTCACGAACAACGATTGCATCATCGAGAGAATTGAATCCTGCAGCAGAAAGCCATTTTTCAACTCCACCAAGGATTTCAGGCATCTGCATTGCAAACAGGAAAACAGGAATGCTTTCACGAATGAAAGATGAGAAGTCTTTCTCGGCAACCGAGAAGGAAACCTTTGTACCTGTATCGCTGTCACAAGGTTCAGTACCAAGACGCTTTTTGCAAGGAAGGTCCTTTGCATTTTTGTAAAATACAACAGTTGACTTAACGCCGTTTTTGCAACTTTCAACTGTGAACATTCTTCCGTTTTCCTTGTAGGCGAAAGGAGTCTTTGCACCAAGTCCCAAACCACCGATCTGTGAATTGTCGTTGCGTTTGTTTGAAGCACCGTAGGTACCGAATACCTTGATGATTTCTTCCTCAGTCATTCCGATACCAAAGTCCTTGATGTAAAAGACAGGTTCAACCGAGTTTGCAAAGTGTACCTGAACAGGCTTCTGAACACCTGCAGCGGTATTTGCATCGATTGCATTTGAAAGGATTTCGCGGATAATTGACTGAATAGGATTTGTGTACATTTTGTCAGAGAGAACGCTGTACAACTGGGCGTTCATTTCCATACCCATTACTTCTTCGTCTTCGATGTTTGTATCAACATTGGAGAGCTGAGTATTCATAATCATAGGATTGTCCTCCGTTTAATTGTTTTGTTTTACAGAAATAATATAAAAGACAATTAACAGAAGTTCAAAAATTTATGAAAAATTTTTAAGAAACTGGAGTAATAATTGAATTATCAGTCAAGAACATATCGTAAGCCAAAAGACCTGTAATTTTATCACGAACAGCAACACGGACTTTCCAATACTTTTTAGGAGACATACATTTGACTTCAACTTCCATAAGTTCAATATCAGGCCATTCTTCCTGAGTTGCTGCACGCAAGTCGTTTTCGATTATAGGTTCACTTTCAGGAGTAAACTCGTATTGGTGAATTGTTTCTGTAAAGAATCCGCCGTAACCTGCTTCACGGATATATGAAGTTGATCTCGATTGCAACCACATCTTGTAGGCATTGAGAACTACAGAACCTTTCGTTATTTCTATATCTCCTACATCAGGGTCAACACCACGATAGTCGAGGTCAAGATAATCAATATTCTTTTGGAGAGATTTCTCAAGTTGTTTTATGTTTCGTGCAATAATTGAATTAGCCATAAATTACCTCTTATATCAAATGCATAGGATTGTTTGTTGTACCATTTTTACCAAGCAAGCCAGGGACATCATCAGTAATCCAATTGGAGTCAGCAGAACCTTGATTAACAAAATGAATATCATCACAATGATATGTTACTGAAACTGTTTTAACGCTTCCGCCTGCTTCATTGTCATATGATACTTCTCCAATTCCTTCAGGAATCATTCCTTTAATTGAATAGTATTCAGTACACTGCGGTATTGCAACTGAGTCAAAAGGAGAACTTACATCTTTATTTCCTTCAACATAAGCAAAGTGCCACAAGTCGAGATTCATTCTTGCTCCGCCACCAACTCTGAAAAGTCCATAGTTCAAATCAACTATACTGTCAATTAAACTTAAATGCATCTTCTGAACAGAGTTAAAAGCATCTTCGTACCATTCGATTGTAACAGTGTCAGAGTATTCAATTCCTTCAATCATTGAATGACGAATCTTTTCATCAAATTGCATTTTGATTTGAGGAGTATTAAATGTTATTTTCTTTACTCTATAAGGAGGTAACGCCTTTCCGCCAATATCAGGTTTTGCAATAAAAAGGGAATCATTTCCCAAAGGCATATCATATAAGTAATCTAATGCCTTTTGCTGATAGGCTAAAAATTCTTCTCCTGTGAGTCCTGCTTGAATATCTGCCATAAGTAATTAGTAAATAATTCCTTGGTCTGTAACCTTAAGTACGCGGCGGAAAGTAAATGGGAAAGTTGCTTTCATAGGGTCAGCTGAGCTGTTTTGGAATGTCAAAGCAGATGAACGGCCTAAGAAACGACAATCGTGAAGTATGTATCTTTGAACACGACCTGTTTTTGACAAGAATCTGTCATCTTTGACTTTAGGTAATGATTCTCCAAGATCACTTGCATCGTTTGAGCCAATCTTATCATTATATCTTGACATAATTTGATAAGCTGCATCATATTCAACAATAATGTCGATAATGCTTTTCTTACCACCTCTTTTATCAGCGCTTGAATGAAACGGTAAAGTACCATAGTTGAGCAAGAATTGTTTTCCTGTGATATGATTTGCTTCTGAAGCGTTTCCTTTTAATAAGCCTGCATCGATTGCACTATACGCTTCATATTCTCTTGCCCACCAGTCTCCGTTCAAACGGTGAAAAGCATCAAGGATAAACATACTTTGGTCAAGTTCGATTGTAAATGATGCTTTGTTTGGAGTGTTTACATTTCCAACTATTTTCTTTACAAGTTGTCCTGCAACTTTAATGTCAGTTGTATTTAATGACTTATTTGGTATTTCAATTCCTTCAGTGCGCATACCAATAATACTGAACAAGTCATTTGTATTTGTACCTAAGTAATTACGACCTGTGTCAGTTTCAGGACCAATATAAGTACCTAAAGCAGTACCCGTCTTATAAGCTTGTTCAGGATAATCACGATATGTTGCAGGGACTTCAAGCAAATAGATGTTATACATATTTGCCATAAAGTCAGGTTCAGAAGATTGCAAAACTTCAATAGGACTTACATCATCTTTTAAGTCGTTATACTTTTTAACAGCTTTTGAAATAAGACGGTCAAAGCGAGTTTCTTCCTCTTTGAAATCTGTCGGTTTTGTTGTTTCAATCTTTTTTACTTTTGAATAATTATCCTTGTCTTTTTCAACTTTAATCTTTTTTACTTTATATTCAACTTCTTTCTTTTCAGTAAATGTATCATTTATTGATTTCTTTTCATAATCAGTTGAAGACTTGTCTTTATTTTCGGCTGAATAGTCAAAAGTATATGAAGCTTCCTCAGTAGGTACAACATTTGCGTCCTTTGCTTTGTATGAGACATCTTTTACATCTGTTTTAATTTCCTGAACATCTTCATAAATTGTAAGTTCAGGTTGAGCTTCTGCAAGTGACAATACTTTTGAATAGTCTTCCATAGAAAATTAGTCTAAAAAAGGCGAGCTCGAGCTCGCCTTTATATTTTTACTTTTAATTGAATTACTGATTTACTTTGAAGCCAGGGTATTCAACATCACCAAAGTGGAAGTCAACAGCAAATGTTACAAGGTCAGCACCGTCAGTTTTGAACTTAGGCATATCAACTTTTGTAACGAAGCAACCTTTGAACTTCCATTCCATTCCGTTGTCTTTCTTAATACCTGTCTTAGCGCTGTTATCGTAAGATTCAACACCTTTAACAGAATAAGCCTGTCCGTCAGAATCACCAGCAGCAACAACAGCTGAGTTGATAGTTCTTACAGTAACAGTACCTACTTTATCAATGTTTGCATTTGCAACACCGCCAGTGTTTGGGTCAACGTGCCAAGCAAGCAATGAAGTAAACGCCTGATAAAGTCCATATTTTGCATCCATACGGAATGTCATTGAGAATTTTCTTTCGAAGTTTTGCTCTGTCTTTACGCGGTCATATCCAACTCCGTGATACTTGTTTGTATATGTTGGTGCCTCTACAGCAGGAATCTCGAATCCTTCAGCGCGGACTGTTGCATTCCAATCTGCAAACTCGAGTTCAACATCATACATATTTGCTTGAGCATCAGCGCCAGCTTCAATAAGAGCAGTAAGAGCGTTGTTTTCGTCTGCCATTTTATATCTCCTAATAAATATTTAGTAACCTAACTTGAGTCTTCTTTCAGCCATTGCTGCAATAATTGCTAATGTTTTTGGACTCAAATCTTCGTTATACAAATTAGTTTTATACTTTGACTTAATCAACATAGATCCGCCAAAGTCACCAGTACTTTCAAGAACCTGCAAAGCTAAAATAATTGGATGGTCAGGAGCATCATCATCAAGCATAACACGAATGATTAAATCATCTGGGCGTAAATAAGCATTATGTGGTACAATAATTTCATAAAACTTTTTTGCATCCTCGCTTGCTGCATCAGGTAATGATGTGATTTCCCATCCGCCATCAAGAGTGGGTCCCAAACGACGATAAGGAACATCAGTAAGTGGCGGGAATACTACAGGAATAACATCAGCCATTTCTATTGTTCTTGTTTCAATATCGCCTTCATCATCTTTCTTTAATCGTATTCTTATGCAGTCAGTTGGCACGCCTTCGTGTTCAATCTGTAAGTCGATAATCTTTCTTTTAATTCGGTCCTGCTTCATTGCAAGACGAGCTTGCCAGTTTCTCATATAGAATTAGTAGTACTAAATCAATATGGAAGCTAGGTTTGTCACCTAGCAATTTATGGAGTTTATATGGGAGACAAAAAGCATCGCAATCCTATAAGAATTGCAACAACTACACAAGTGCGTGAAAACGAAGCAATCAACGCACTCTTATCTCGTGAGTTGCTTTATAATCGTAACAACAAGACATTAGGTATTGTTCTTGAAGATGAAGAAGGCAACAAATATCGTCAGATCGTTTCAGGCTTGGTTGATGAAGTAAATATTACCAAGAACGAAAATTATGAAACAAAATTAAAAGAAGACATTGTCATTGATACTGTTACCACACAAGCTGACCACAAAGGCATTGATTGGAAGTCACAGTACAAAATTGCAGAAACAACACCTGAACGAACAGTAATTTTATTGTGTACACAGGACATTGACTCAGAAACAGATATTGGTGTTATTGGTGGAGAAATCCTTGAAGTTGGACAAAACGTTTTCGGACATTATCAAATATCATTAACATCAACAGGTTCACGACTCCTTAAAGGAGCAACAACATTTGAAAAGAAAGCCCGCCTCGTATTGGCAAAGTATAATGGAAACTATTACTACGGTATTAAGTTTAAGTCAGCTGCACCTGCGAACATCTATTTCTCAGGTTGGTCAAAAATCCCTGGCGGCATTTCAGCTCCGTCATGCACGACCTATAATGATGGAGATTTGTCAGAAGTCATCGAGTTAGATGACGATTCTGACACAGGGACGCAAGTAGTTGATTTTGAGTTTTTATCTTATGATGATATCTCTTGGGAGTTTTTAACTGCGCCTTATGTAAGAACTGAGGAGTCATCATCAGCTCAGTATTACTTATCACAACAAAATCTTACAAGAAGAACTGACTTCAAAGGCGTAGGCACAACACCTTTCGGTACAGGTTATGCACATAATGAAAGATATTATGGCTTGCATTGGTATGACAAAATTGATTACACATACAATGGCAATTCTTGGAATGTTACACACGGAATTTCTTTTGGCAGTGATACACGAGGCTCATATCTTCAATCAGGAAGCAGCGGCGTTGCTGGTTATGTTTCAATCCCAGGAAACTATAAAGGTGAAGTAGGTTTTTATATTTACAACAGCACAAACTCTACAAGAAACTTTAGATTATTCAACATAAAAGCAGACAGATTTGTAGGCACAGAAGCAGCTGATTATGTATCAATCCCAGCTTATACAGCGCAGTGGGTTATGTTTCGTGATCTTCCTGCTGGTGAATACTATTTTTATCAGTCAGGCGGATTTAGATACTATTCTGTTTATGAAGGCTACACAACTGTAACTGAAACAGTTCGTGATTCAAATTGGAATCAGAATGGTGATAATAAAAATTATTCACTTACAAATGGTTTGAAGATATCATCATCAAAAGATACATCTTGGTTTGAAAATGCCTCTGCTGGTAATAACGGTTACATCGACTTTGCTGAAGCGGGTGGACAAACTGACCCTGCAATGACTTTAACAGTTTTGGGAAAAGCTTTTGTAAAAGTAGGCTTTACTTCGATTGATGGCAACAACACAAACATTAGAATAAGTGAGACATTAGATATATCTGATGAAAAATGGAGTTCATCTGTATCAGTTGACAATTCAGATACGACAACTATTAAAGAATGCGTCTATGATTATAATTCTAGTTTGGGTGAAGTTTACATTATGAATGAGATAGGCCCAGTTAGAATCTTGTATGTTGAAATCGACTATGATGATGGCGTTTCAGATGGCACTGCCATTTGTAACATAATTAAAAAGTTGCCTGACACAGGTGAAGATGGCTCGCCTCATATCATTCGACTTTCTGGTGAAATTACAAAAGAAGCTATTCTTAATATTGCGAAGACACTTAAGGATCCTACAAAGCAAGTTATTGTTGACTTAAGTAAGTGTACGATGGAATCTGGTTTTACTGATTGGTCTTCTGACGGTGCTGATTTATCTTCGACACCACAAGGCGGACTTTATTCAGCATTTACAAACTGTGTATCATTGCGTGAATTTTATTATCCTCACAATGTTACTTCAACTGGCGGTAACACTTTCAAAAACTGCTCATTCTTAAGAAAGGTTGTTTTCAATCCTGAGATGCAACATATTGGTGCAAGTAATTCTATTTGGTCTTGGGATAACAATGTATTGTTTTCTGGTGCGCGTGTGAAGACTGTCTTTTTACCAAAATCAGTAAATGACTTTGGTGGATATCCATTTGCGTATTCAAACATAGTAAATGTTTTCTTTGAAGAAGGCTCAGCATTTGTCAATGGTGGTAACTTTGGACAGTGGAACACATTTGTTCAAACAAAAGAAGCGTTTCGTTTCAGATGTCCGCCTGACTTATACAATGTTTGGAAAAACAATAATTTATCTTTCCAAGGTTATGGAGCAGATGGCGATGGTGTATCATTTATTTCTTCAAGTTGTCTCCGTAAGGATCACGTCGTTCTTTGGGAAGGCACTGAAGAAGATATTGATTATACTGCAAAATATGAGGATATGTAATGAAGACTTTACAAGAATGGGTAAACTTTTTTGATACGAATGCATACATCTTTAATAATGGATTTACAGGCAAGTCACAATTCTTTATTCCAATTTGTGAACATACTGAAGTTATTGTAGATCCAAGTTTTGATGTGTTTTCATATTCAAAAGTAATAAACAATGGAGAGGTTGTTTGTGATATAAAAGATCTTATCAAAGCTCCTTTCCTTACAGGTAACGACAAGATTTTTATTGTCCCAATCGAGTTTGATGATGATTCACTTCCTGAAGAAAATGTCATTGAGCCCGTGAAAAAATCATAAACTTTTTATTTTTGGGAATACTAACTAACTAATATAATTGATTTGGTTTTGCTTAATAAATGCAGATAAGAGGACAATAAATACCTCAAGAGTAGAAAAATAAATGTCTAACTATCAATTCAGCAACGAAATCATTTTATAAAATTTTAACATAAATAAGGTGATTTATTATGGCTTTAACAAACGCAATGACAGCACAGAAAGAAGGTGCTGCACTTCGCGAGGCAACACGCAAACACCTCGCAAGAACAGAAAGAGAATTCCGTGGAGCTAAGTTCGTTGAATCTTGGTCTCGTATTCCAAAAATCGGTGCTGGTTTGACACAGCTTCCTGAAGCAGTAGCTCGCAACACAGCTATCAACCTTCAGACTCAGGCTGCTTCAATGTCAAAGATGACTGAAGCTCAGTTGTCAACTTCATTCCAGGGTTTCACTCCTGAAAATATGTTGAGACTTGTTCGCCTCGCAATGCCTAACACTTGCCGCAACAAGGTATTTACTGAGTTCGCTATGGAATCTGCAAAGGATTCTATTAAGTACATCAAACCTGTTTATTCAAAGACAGTACACGATGGTGACTTGCACGACAAGCACACTTCAAACACTGCTGGTGCTTATGGTGATGCTTCACAGTACAAAGACACATACAACGACATCAACGAAGACGACTTCCAGCGTGCTCTTTACGAGAACACAGAAGACCGCTTCACACAGGAACTTATCAATATTCCTGGTAAAAACGGCGTGTTCACAATCCCTGCAGTAGCAGATGAAAATGGTAACCCAGCAGTTTACGCTGCAAAACTCCTTAAGGGTTATATGAAAGTTTACGATGGTGATGAAACTCATCCTATCGCTGAAGAGAACAAGAGAACTGGTAACTTCTTCATCAACACAGCTGAATATCCAAACGCTGATATTGATGTTTCAAAGAAAGACGACGGTTCAATCGTTATCACTGTAAAAGGTGTTGACAGCGAAGATGTAAAAGTATTCGCACGCTTCGACCTCGAAGACGACTTCCTTGGTGACAACCTTGGTGAGATCGAACTCGTAATGAGCGACTACAAGTTTGAGCCACGCCCAACAACAATCGGTGTTACTTGGTCTCAGTTGGCAGAAATCACACTCGATGCTTCATTCGGTCTTTCTGCTCAGGATATGTTGGTAACTTACGCTGGTGATGCAATTCGTATCAACCTTGACCTTCGTTCATTCAAGCTCGCTTACGGTGTAGCTCGTTCAAACAAGGACTATGTTGTTGAGTTCGATGCAGCTTACGGCAACGGTGAAAACATCGAAGGTTACTTCCACACAGCACAGACATTCCCATCTGCTGTTGACACAGTAACAGATATTATGGTAAACGACATCAACCGTGGTGGCGTTTCAAGAATGGTTGCAGGTTTCTCTGCAGGTTCTTACCTCAAGTTGGTTAAAGGTACATTCTCAGAGAAAGGCCGCCAGTCAGCAAAAGGTATCTACCAGATCGGTGAATTCGGTGGTATCCCAACATTCAAGGCTCCATCAAGCATCATCCCAACAAACGAGATTATGTGTGTATGGAAGGACGACGAAAATGAAGGCGATGTAGCTATTGCATTCGGTACTTTGGTTCCATTCTTCAACACTGGTATCATCCAGCGCAAGAACTTCTACAAAGAGGCTGGTCTTGCTACATACGGTGACTGGGCAGTTATGAACCGCCGTTACCTCGCTCTCATCCGCATCAAGGGCTTGAAAGATACAACTGCAAAAGTTGTAGGTGGTATGTTGAAATACTCAAACCCAAAAGCTAAAGCAACAACACAGGTTGCTGCTCCTGCAGCTGATGTTGGAACAGGTGACTAATCCGACAGATTAACCCGTAAGGGTTAACATATAAAAAGGCTTACCTTCGGGTAGGCCTTTTATGATTTATACATACACATATAATAAACCGACTAATTATTTAAGGTTTTTGATATGAAGAGATTTGATACAGAAAGCAAATTAGCAAGAATGTTGACAGGCCTTAGAAAAGATTCAAATTGGCCTCTCATTTTACAAAAAGGTACAGTTGGCAATGTTCTTAAAGCAATAGCAGAATCTGGAGCTGAAGATGACCGTTATATGGAACAGCTTTACCGTGAAAAGAAATGGAAAACTGCAATGGACTTTTCATCATTGGAAGCTCAAGGTGATTTACTTTCATATAAGAGACAATTACCAAACTCAGCAATCGGTTATGTAATTGTATCACACACTGATGCAGAAGGTAAGGACCGTCTTTCTTATTATGGTTCTTATTACTATGATCTTGATGCAGAATCTGATTATGATGATATTACAAAAGCTGAAACAGCTGATGAGTCTGCAAGACACGCACTTGTTCCTTGGACTTGTGATAAAGGTTATTCAATTCCAAAAGGAACTCGCTTTGTAACAGGCAGTGGTGTTGAGTTCTTTTCAACTGAAGTTGTATCTTCAAAAACCTTAAAGAAAAAATATTCTGAAATGAACGATGTCGACCTTGAATCATTCCAGTCACGCGGTGGTTGGAAAGGTATCAAATATCTTAAAATACCTGTAATGCAGGGCATTCAGAAAACAGTTTCTATCGGCCGAACAACTGCAAACTCTCGCTTTCAATCATTTGTTTTGCCAACGCTTGATGTTGATGCAGCATCAAATGAAGTATCTTGTAATTACTTTTCTGTATATGTTCAACCTCAGAATGGTGAGCCTGTAATCTTCACAGAAATTGATAAACTTTCAAGCGCTTCATCTATTGATAATGTTTTTGAAAAGTCGATCTTAAAAGATGAAAGCGGTATTAAAATTAAGTTTGGTGATGGTCTTAGTGGAGCAATTCCTCCTGAAGGTGTTGTTTATGTTAAGTATGTTGAAACACTCGGCTCAGCAGGAAACATCAATGCAAAATATCAAGTAAACACAATGATCCTCCCGACAGGATATAAAATTAAGGACCCAAGAACTGATACATATGCAACATTCTTGTCTTGTACAAATGTTTGTGCAATCAGTGGTGGTCGTGATATTGAAGATGTTGAGGAATACAAAGTTAATGCTCCTACTTCATATTTGAAGTCATACACTATTGCAACAAATAAAGCATACTTAAATGCTATTGATAAATATTCTCCTCTCAATCTTTTGCATTGTAAGATCTTCCCAGATGAAAGTATAACTTCTGAGCAGGTTGATACAACAATCGGTGAAGATGTAAGAGAAGAAGTTGCAAATGAATTAAACACAATCTCAAGTAACATCAACATTACAGCAATGCTTTCAAACGGTGAAGAAATCCCTGATGAAGAAGTTGATGATACATTCTTGAATCCTTTGCAAACATCAATTTATGATACAAAAGGACCTTCAGACACAATTAAGTTTGTTCAGCCAAACTTAATCGAACTTGTAACATCTTTCAAAATTACTTCTTCTTCATATGATTATACTGAAGATGAAATTGCAGAACGCATTAAAGAAATCATTGCTGAAGATTATGATATTTTTAATCAGGACTTCAACGAACCAATTTATACTTCAAAGTTGATTGCTTTGGCAAAGACATTTAAGTTTACTGACACAGTTTCAGTTATCACAGAAGCTGTTGCAAAAATTGATAATGACAACATCGACACAACTTATGTAAGCAATATGAATGACTACATTGTAAGCATTCCATTCAGTTTTGATGAAGTTTATATGAGTGACTTGATTAACCAAGGCTTTAAGGACTGTACAGTAAATGCTGATTATTTGTTGAAAGTTGATTTGGAATTCATCAATGATTCAACTAAAACAGACAAGAACCGTACATTCTTCTTATATGATAATCGTATTGACGAAAGTGGTGAAACTACTATTTTCGATGCAAAGACAAAATTGCTTGACGGTACAACAAGTGAATATGTTACTCAGTCAAATGAAATTGACTACACTATGTATGACAATGCAGGTACTGACTTTGATAATCTTCAGTGCCGTGTTGCACAATTTGATACGATTGATAAAATTACTGATGCAGCTTATATGAAACAGTTGAAAGACTTCAGTAAGGCGCCTACAGAAATCCGTCCTTATGAAACTTTGTCAAATGGAACATATAAAGAATATTCATCTTCAACTGATGATTCTATTGTTGAAGTTGACAGCCGCTACTATAAACAAAACACAAAGTTTGTAAACGGCGTTGACATCGACTTTAATATGAATGAAGATGAAAAAACTTTGACAGGTACTTTCTATATTCCACTTTCTTATTTTGAGTTTAGCTCAATTAAAAACTTTGATAAAGACAGTGATATGGAGAAACTTAGATCATTGATTAAGCAGTACATCAATTTAAGAGTTTATGCTCAGCCTAAGATTCAAGATATTGCACCTCAGAACATCAATGATATTATATATGTTGATAAAGACTATATAAAAGTTGAAAAAGTACAGACTAACTAAAAACAGGAGATATAAATGAACAACTTTGAAGATGTTTATGGTCTTAATCGCGATGATCGTCAAATGAGCAATCTTGAAACATATAGACGCTTTATTTCAAAAGGTGACAAGCCTTTGGACTGCATCAAAGATGAAGACGCAAAAGCTATAAAAGATGTATTAAGTGGCAAAGGAAAACTCCTTGCTGTTGTTGATGGCCGCCGCTCTATGGCAGGTAACCATAAGTATGTTCTTTTTGTAAAGGAAGAAGGCGGAGTAAAAGTTTATCTTTACACTGTTCTTAACGGACTTTACAACGAAATGGGCCCTTACAAAGATCTTGATACTGCAATGTCAAATGCAGATTGCTATGGCTTGTTTGAAGAATGTAAGCAGACTGCAAATAAAAAAGTATTGAACGAAAGCGTTGAAGATGAAGAAGAATTTGAAGACTGGGACTCTGAAGGCTTTGACGATGTTTGTGAAGATGATATGGAAGACTGGGATTACGATTATGGAGAAGAGTATGGTTATAAAACGCCAAGTGAAGAACTTGAAGACCATTTAGCAGATTGTTTCCCAACTCGTTATGGAGAATATCAGGACGATGAAGGTGAAGAGGCACTTTTCTTCCCAGTTCAAAAAGGTGATGGTGAAGGCAGTATTGGTAAAAGAACGATTGCTTCTGCTTATGCTAACAACTTAAACAGTGGTGATAACGCAGTTGCTTACGACAATGATGATGGCACTGGCATTAGAAAGCCACTTGGTAGTGAAAACCTTGATGACAAATGGGATACAGATACTCAGTTTGCAATGTACAACAAAGCAGATTTAGATTCTTGGTCTAACGAAAGAGCGTAAGTCAAAATAAAATAAAAATAATAAAAGCGGGCAGTTGTCCCGCTTTTTGTGTTATTAAACTAATTACTAAACAAGTAATATGAGGTAGTTATGGCTGATGATATTTATAAGTCAGGAAAAGCTCCAGCGTCAAGTATCTTAAAAAGCTCTTACATAAATCGACTTTCATCTGTTTTTGGTTTTAGAGCAAAGAAAGGAACACCTGGCGGACAGGACTTGCCTTCAAAAATTGGTATGGAGTTTGTTCGTGTTGATTTGAACAACGATGCATACCGCTTTAAGAATGCTGCATTAGGTTCTGTTTTCAAATCTGAAAAATTAACAGAGAATCTCGAAAAGTATTTTGATGCATATATGACAGAAACAACTTTGTCATATAATGATATCCAAGACAGACAGCGCCGCTTAAATGAATTGTCATTCTTTTATTACAACGACAACTTTGGTTACCGTGTTGTTGAACTTTGTGCTGCAGAAGCAACACAGCTTGATGTTCAGGACCGCATCTTAACAATCGAATCTCCTAACGCAAACTTTTCAGCAAAGTGTTATGAGTTGTTCGCAAGATGGGGTATTACACAGGCAAGACTTCAGCAGGTATGTCACGATCTTGAACTTTATGGTGAATCGTTCTGGTCTCATAAGATTGGTATGAATGGTGTTGAAAACATTAAACCACTCAAAGTCAATTCAATTATGGAAAGACTTGAGTTTAACCCAGTTCATATGGCGGAGTATCTTGCACAAAAGAATGGTTATCTTGCAGCAAACAAAAACCGTCAGCAAAAGATTCAAGCTTTGGTTGACATAATTCAAAATAAAAAGACAATGGACCTTGATGAAAACCTTGCGGATTCATTTGATTCTAAACTTATTGGTTATGAATTGTATGACGGCATTATGTGTCCTCCTTGGGAAATTACACACTTCCGTTACAATGCAGAAAACAGTGAGTTCTATCCTTACGGACGCCCACCACTTTTAGGATGTATTGCTCCTTTCAAACAGTGCTTCTCATCAATGATGCTTCAGGGTCTTGCTCGTCAGATGTCATTCCCAATCACAATGTACAAAGTTAAAGGTGCAGAAGGTATGGGACCTGATGTTCAGTTTGAGCACGTGAACAGTGTTCGTGAAGAATATGACAACCTTGGTGTTTCTGCAGATGTTGCAGGTGGTGAAGTTTATACTGTAAACACAAAGATGTGGATTCCTGATGGACTTATTGATGTTGATGTAAAAGAATCAAAATGTGACATTGACTTCGTTGGTGATATTGAACTTTATCAGGACCGTGTTGCTATTGCTTCAGGTGTACCTAAGGCATATCTCGACCAAGAGTTTGGCGGTTTTGGTAACAGTGGCATTTCATTGACAGAACAGTACAAACCTTTTGCTCGTCACGTGTATACAATTCAGTCAGCTTGTCTTGAAGGTATTGGTGAACTTATTCGTTTACATTTTGCAATCACAGGTGAGTTCGATTATAACACTCCATTCATCTTGTCAATGCGTTTCCCTGCTGAAGAGATGGGACAGGAAAAACGCGAAGCTCGTCAGGCGTCTATTGAGATGGCAGGCGGCGTTATGGATTTGATTACTCGTGCACTTGGCCTTGAAGAAGGAGAGCCACTTCCTGAAGATGTTGTTACTGACATTCTTTCAAAGTACTCATTCCTCGACCCTACAGATATTCAAAAGTGGATGCGCTTGTCATCATTCTTGAAGCCAGTTGGCGGAGATGAAGATGGTGAAGGCGGAGACGACGATATGGGAGGCGATGATTTCGACTTCGGTGGCGGCGATGATATGGGTGGTGATGACGATATGGGTGGAGACGATGTTATGGAAGCAAAAGCTGAAGCAAAGGCCCGCTTACGCGAAAGAAAAGCTCGTATCAATGAATTGAAACAAAAACGACTTCGTGAAGTATCACAAAGATATAAAGAAAGCAAAGAACAGTTGTTCTTCCAGTTTATGGAAAGCAACCACTTTACAGAATGGCAAGGAAAAGACTGGCGTCCTAATAACACAAATAAGGGCGGTACAGTTTCTCACACAATGTACATTCCAAAAATTACAGAGTATTCAGCATTGAATGATTCAGTAAAAGTTCTTGAAGCAATGCGTAAAGGCGGATTGGAAAAGCTTCACGAAGAATCAGAAGCAGCAGCTGTTGCTGAAAAGATGTATGAAGCAAAAATGGCAAACTTGACTGACGATGAAGCTGAACAACAGCGAAAAGTTCAGGAACAGATTGCTGAAGATATCTTAGGTGGTGTATAATGGAATTGTTTCTTGAGGCAACTATTGATTCATTATCACTTAACGCTGTATCAGGATTGACTCAAAAACATCTTGATAAGCGTTATCAAAATGATTTCAATATCGACTTAGCACAAGCTGCTTATTACAGAAAACAGGATTTCCTTGAGATGATTTTCTTTGCAAACTCAACTTACGGGGCAACTGGGTTTATTGCGGCAACAAACTTGCCTCAAGGAAAGAATGGTCAGTACACACTTTGTATAAGATGGTAC